ACCACCAACATACCATTTCCATTGATTCAATGTAGATACTCTACCTTCGATCTCAGAAATACGTTTATCAAGGTTACCATTCAATTTACCTAAAGCTTCCATAATTTCTGCATTACGTTCTGTGCGATGTCTTGCATTATTATCAGATAGGCGTTGATGATCGTCTCGTGATGAAGATCTGTATTGCTCTAAACGGTCATGAACAATTGCTAGATCTTTAGCAGTTTCAAACTTGCTCGCTTCGATTTTTGAGTCAAGTGCTTCTATCTTGTCGGCCACGTTGTTTAAGATCTCGTGTTGTACCGCAACTCGCTTATCTCTTTCGGTTGACTTTTCAAGGATATATTCGTACTTAGAGAAAAACTTCTCTATTTGTTTGATGTCCTTTTTGATTAAGGCTACATCGGTTTTTACGCCAGAAAGTGTCTGATCTATATCGCTCATATCTTGGTTTCCAATTTGGAATTAATTATATCACAAAATCCATTATATGTCAATGGTTATTTATAACTCCCATAGACCTAAATGGATGGTTTGTGAAAATATTATCTTTTTATTTTTTTTCTACTGCAAGACCAGCAGCAGGTTCGTCGTCAATCGTTACATTTCTATAATATACAATGACTTCGCCGAGTTCACGAATATATCGTCGTAGTTCTTGAGTGTTCTTAGCCATCATTTGATAGTCACCAACGGTCATTGCCACAAAGACTATGTCTCCGTTGTTTTTCTTTTTCATTTCATCTAAGAACTTGTCGAGGTAGGTGTATCCCACAGGCCAATCTGGATGGTCTCTTTCTTCTAAGGTACAATCCTTCGGCCTTTTGGTTTTAGGTTTTCCATCGTCATCTATCTCACCCGTAGGTAGTCCTTTACATGGGTTAGTGATGATTGCTTCTGAGACAACATACCACTTTGGATCTTGTAGATCTATAGGACGTGGTAAGGAAGGTTGGATTATCTCAATCTTAACTGGTTTTGTTACGATCTCAATTTCTTTAGAGCCAAAGACATTCTGAAGGGTACTACAACCGCTAAGGAACGTCAGGAGCGTCAAGCTGGCTAATAGCTTTGCTGTCATTCTCTATGTCTCCAAATACTGTTGCTGTACCGTCGTTGAATCTTTTTTCCATTAGACCAGGTTTAGCAATGGCAAGTTTATCAAAGTTATGTTTAGCAAATATAGCAAGGTACTGATCTTTCTCTTGTTCTATTTGATTATAATTACGTTGAAGGTTGCCTAAAGATTTTGTTTGTCTCTCAAAGTTTTCAGTGATGGCTTCAATGGCAGCTTTCTGTTCTGCCACTGCGCCTTCTAATTTAACGTTGTTTGCTTTAAGAGTTTGATTTTCTGAGTATAACCAATATCCACCGAGACCGAGTACCAATATGATTCCTATGAACAATTGGTTAAACATATTAGTCTTCTTCTGGTGTTTCTACTGATTCTACTGCTTGACCTGAGTGAACGTCGACTTCATCAGCTTCGATTCCATCAATAGGTTGTTCAGCTGCTAAGTTCATTGTTTCGACTTCTGCAACTTCAGGATGTTCCGCTGTCATATCTTGATACTTTGTATTCAAAGCTGTTCTTACACGACTTGTCATTTCGTCGTCAAAAGCTTTCTTAAGATTAAGCGGGTTATTGTCCAACGCTTGTTGGATGATGTCATTTACTGGCATGTTGTATTCTCCATATTATATTGTTAGTAAATTTATTTATACATTTTCTAAACGAACCATTAATCTCTCGGCTCGGTTAGTAACTTGTTTGTGCCATTGAGAATCTCTACCCTCAACAGCGGCTTCTTTCCAATCTCCTTCGAGAATGGCTGCGTGCATTTTCTTGAATTTGCTTAATCTCGTACGACCCATATTAAACATCATATTAACCAAGATTTGTTGGACTTCATCCTCAAGGGCTTCAAAGATCCCGTCTTCGTATAGATGCTCGCATTCTGAGATTGCCAAGTCCAAATCATGTTCGAAACATTCTTTGACTCTTTCCTCAGTAATTGGGGATCCAACTTCAAGACCGAACTCGGGGTCACTATCGAGAACCAGGTGTCCAACACCAAACGTAGGGTATCCGAGATGATCTTTGTATACTTCATATACAACACCCTCGTCTACTTTTAATTGTTCAAATACCGCCTCGCGGTCTAATTTTGTATCTTTAAAAAACATTATGTCACCATTTCAAATTCTGCGGATTTATTTAAAAAACTAATTGCCCATTTCTCATCAGAGTCAATAAAGCAATAATGTACTGTACCTTTAGATGGTCCGTCTACTACTTCCCAAATCCAACATACGAAACCGTTTTGAATTTTCTTATCAGAATCTGCAATTTTGCCAAAGAACGTTTTCATACGGTGTTGAGCATTCCAAAAACGACCAAATTTAATTTCTTCAGTATTCCAAACTTCTTTATACTGTTGCTGGGCGTCTTTATAGTCTTTTGCTAATACATGTTTCTTTTCTGCTTTTTTACCAAAAGGTACCATTCCCATTCCGAGAACCTTTACCTTTCCGTCATAAACAGGCTGTCCTGCGATACCATAGTTCTTTGCACTACGTCCTTTCCACATAGGTGTCATTGTAACACCAGGTCTCAACTTGGCAATTGAAACTTTACCTTCGTTGAGTGGGTCGGCAAATTGATTAAATGTTTTCATTGCTTTTTCCTTTTAATTAACCTGCGGTTGATCCCATTGCTTGTTTAGCCGCAGCGCGTTCTTTATCACGCTCTTGTTTACGTTTCTCACGCTCCTTTTCGACTTCGTCTTGAGTCTTCTGTCTTTCGACTTCAGCAGCATGTTTTAATTTAATTCTTTCTTTATCTTTATCTTGACGATCTTTCATAGTATCAAGTTCGCCTGCCTGTCTTGCTTTAAGATTAGCCTGAGCAACAGCATCTTCCATTTTAACCGTACCCATAATATCTCGAATACGTTTCTTATGTTTCTTTTGATTCTTTTTAGAAACACCAGGTTCGCCATCAGGTCCAATTCCTAAACCGGCAATGTTACCACCACCGACTGCATTGGCAGGTTCTTCGTCAATCTCGCGTTTTGCTGCTTCAGCAATTAACGTTTCGTTTTCAGATAAAAACCTTTCTAATGCAACTCCTAAATCTTCTTCAACAGATTCCTCTGTTAAATAGTTAGTAGCTTCGATTCTTTGCTGTTCGCGTATCAACCATAAGGCTGATGCATACGATGCAAGTTTAGTTTGCCCACCAGGAAGTTTACCTAATAGTTTCTTCAGATTCAATATCATTTGGTCAAAAATACCAAACGCAGATTTCTGACTATTCTTTACGAAGTCTTTACGTTTGATTAGGATATTACCCTTCTCATCAATAATTCCTTCCTTATATGCTTCCCACTTCGTAAAGGGCGATACTAGCCGCTTTATGAAATTGAAAACTAGAAATAGATCTACTACCATTTAAATTTCCCTAAGCCTTGTTTCGATAAACAGATCACCATTAATGGAGTCTGCGTTTACCATCATATCATCGTATACCAATAGTTCTGGCATATAGTTCAAATACATTACGAATGGTTTTAAATATCCGTGATACTCATGCAGTCGCATGAATAACATATTTGTTGCATGTGGACCAAACACATTGAATATAACAATGAGATGGTTTAGAATTAACCTTTCCTTCAGATCTGTATCTTGTCTATATCGACTAAAGAGTTTACGGAGATATTGAAATCTCTTAATATCCTCTTCGAACTCTGACATCTCAGTACACTGAGGGTTGTCATAGTGTTTCATCGCGTATAGCAGAAAGGTTGATTCAGTCAAATTCATAACAATAAAGGCAATCTTTTTAGATTAAGCGTCAGCTACAATCGCATCTTCATCCGCTGTATCACCAGTAATACCAAGGTCACCAGCAGCAACTGCTGTAACTTTCATTGGTACTAAACACTCAGCGTGGTGTCTTCCACCTGCTGTATGATATAACCACCAACCTGGACCGGTAATTCCTTTTGCTCTGTTAGATGCAACACCTGCTTCTGTTAAGTCAACAAAGACTGCGTTGTCTTCGTCGTTAGACTTATTAGTATTTGCAGCGGCAGTTTCGAGCCACTTAGGTACGTCAGCTGCGACGTCTGTTTTTCCCCATAGTGCCATTGTTATTCTCCTAATTTTATTTTTATTATTTTAAAACTTTGTAAAGTTCATTAACTAAATCGGCTTTCTTTTTTCGTTTATCTAACTCAACACCTGCTTTACGACCAGCTTCTTCAAGTCCAGCTTTTGTTAGTTTACCTAACTCAGCTTTAGTTACTTTTTTAGTAACTTGAGGACCTTTTGCAGTAGCAGCCTTTTTCGGCTCCTTAACTGGATCTACTTTAGCAGGAGCTGGGATATCTTTATCCGAAAATAAGCCTTTAATCCATTCAATCAAAAACATAATTTACTCCTATAATATAATGATTTAACTACCGCAATTGCTAGCAGCCAAATCCTTTTTCTTTGAAGGCTTGATAGAGTCCTGAGCTTCAGTACCCTCAGCCTTTTCGTTGTCTCCCTTCCAGTTTGCATCAACGTAATCAAAGAATTTCTTCTTCTCTGCGTCGTCTTTTAGCTCTGCTGGTGATTCGACTCCAAACTTTTTAAGCGCCTTTTGAAAGAATTCTTGATATGCGTTTTCTTCTTCAACGGTTCTTTCACTAACCACTTCTTTTTTCTCTTGAAGAGCAGCTGACATATAACCGTCAATCTTACTCTCGATAATTTCTTTCCAATTATTTTCTTCGGCAATTGTTTTAGCGCCTTGTGGGAAAAGCTTTTTAGCTCCACCTGAACCATTATGAATGGTATATACAGCAACCGCCAACTCTTTCATTTGGTCAGAAGATCCATTCCATACAGCTTTATCTCTACTACCTTTCTCTGCTGTTTCTCCAACTTGAATTGAATAATGAACTACTTGACACAATTGAGCCAATAGGAATAATTCTTTTGGATTTTTTGGAACGCCTCTAAGGCCATTAATTTTAAATTTAGAATTCAGCTTTAGTACTGTTTTTAAATCAAACATGAAATACATATTGCTGTCGATATTACTTCCACCAATATTTTGCATGCTGAGATGACAAATGCCACCTTTTGGATCTACAAGATAACCATCGCTTTCGGAATCGTCCATATCCCTGTCGTCAAGGTTAAATGAAAAACCATCAGTACTTAGTACTTTCTTACCAGCCCAACTCGGCCAACCTGTTTTACCTACAAAAGAGGTTTTAGATCCGTCACCACTATCAAGTGGTCCTTTAACGGATTTTCCGTCGTAAATTCCTACTGCCATTGTTATCTCCTTAAATTTTTAATGATAGAATTTATATGTTCTATGTTTATTTATAACAGTTTCGTTATCCGAATCTGTAAATTATCAATACCTTTAAT